CTTGCAATCGCTGCTGCATTAGTACCGCCACCACCTGTAATTGTGATGGTTGGTGGTGATGTATAACCTGATCCGGCTTCAGTCAAAGTAATTGCGCTGACTGTATTTCCGGTAATAGATGCTTGCGCTGTTGCTTGTATACCGCCGGTCTGATTCGGCGCACTAATAACGATAGCCGGTATTGTGGTGTAACCCGTACCAGCATTGGTAATGGCTATTGATCCAACCGAACCAATAGATACAAGATTAGTACCATCCCAAGAAAAGATGCCGTTGTTTGGATCACCAATAAGAACGCGCTCACTTTTCCACTGTGTCGTGTTAATTCCGCTGTTTGAAAATGTGCCAACAACGGCAACATTTCCTTTGCTGTAATTAACGACGTTGACAAACTCAGCCCTACCGTCCTCGCAAAACCCTAATGCAAAGTCAGTGTTATTGATGTTGCAAGACGCTAGTGTGGTGACATTATTGGCAAATGTGACGTTAGCTGTCGAGTAGGTCGGTACGATCTTTAGGTTGGCGTACCCAATCGGCATGGCATTTTCTAGCCAGGCGAACTCGTCCTTATCAATAGCCGTGCGGTTAGCCTTGGTGTTAACACCTCGGAAGTTCTTGACTACTTCGTAGCTTTTCTTTTGCTCTGTCGCAGCCATAATTAGAACGGAGTGCTATAGGGGTCAGGCATTCGCCTTGTGAACGTCGTGTTGAGTACAGAGCGAACCTTGTTAACATATTGCTGGTAGTAAATTTCAGATTCGCCATAAGACTGTTCTTTGAACTTCGCCGTATACGCTGCGTAGTAAGCAACAGGTGTTGTATACGGATCAATAATAGTGTCTACCTCAGAGCCATTCACTAATGGCAAAGGCAAGATGGTTGTGTCTACTTCAATGGTGTAGACCTGATCTGGCACTGGAGAAATATAAATCTGGTTTTGACCAAATACAGAAAACGCTACTGGACGCCCGATGTAGTTCTGCCAATACCGTAACTGTGCGTTGAACTGTGTCCAAGACATATAGGACAGCGGGTAGCGGCTGTTTCCCCAAAACACATTGATGTTCAGAATGTCTAGCGTCTGACTTCCCTCTGGCAGGCTAGCATACGGAATAATCTCAACATTGCCAACATACTGAATCTGCGCCGTGCCATTGGCAAAAGGCGTCGATGGTGGGAAGTTGCTGTAGGAATCTGGATAAGCTGGCGGTTGATCACCCGTCACACCAGCGGTAGTAACTACATAGGTAAAGATGTTTGAGAAAATTAAGTCATTCAGATTAACCGCAGTATTTGCAGCCCACGCAACAGGATTACCTGTATAGCCTACTGGTGCTATAGGTGTTTGCGAAACTTGTAATTTTCTTAAACAGCCGGTATCTCTAGCAACACGCTCCCGCGCTCCGTTGATGTAATCAGTCAGTTCGGAGTCGGAATAAAAGTTTCCATTGGCGTCGTGCAGAAGCCTTCTGACTTCCGTGATATAGCCATTGAGCGTTGCCATTTAAGACCCATATTTAAGCGGCTTTAACGACTGTTCTCCCCCGATGTGCTTTGGGCACAAGGGGGGTTACTGAGTCATCGCCAGGGGATAAAAAGCGATTCTGTTCCGGCTTGTCTTGGGTTACTTCAAACTTTGCCAACCTGACCAAACCTTCTTCGATCTCGTTGGTTGATTTGCATAACCCAAGCATCACCATTGCAGGAAGTTTATTTTCCTGCTCATAACCAAATACATGACGTGCCATCTCCACGCTAATCTCAACAGATTCGTTTACAGGAAACTTATAGTCCTGAAAAGCGTAGTTTTGGATCAGAGCCTTTTCGCTCCGATTAGTCACATATACAGTTGTCATAGCGTAACGATGTCACCGTAAACAGTAATGTCGCAAGTGCCGCTAGTCACCGCTGTATTCACCCGTACAAACAGCGAACGAGCAGTGTAAGTTGTAGACAGCGCCGCAGTGGAAAGAGTCAAATCTTGCCACTTTGTTGTGCCATCCACAGAACTCAAAACAGTCGCATTGCTAACTGCATTTGACGTATTGCCATCATTAGATGTCAAAATTGTCACGTTTGCAGCAGCAATGCTCTGATTTGGTTTAGCGACAGTGACCCTGCGAACAATGTAAGAAGTGCCACCCACAACAGGAAGTTGAGCAACTGCATTGCCAGTTGAACCAACGCTGACGTTGACCGCATGAGCAATAGCAAAATTGCCAAATCCATCAGGGTATAGCGAACCTACATGGTTAGCATCCATCTCGCCCCCTTAGACGTTGTAAGTGCCGCTGACTGGTTCACCACCATCAACGGTAAACAGCGTAATAGTCGGAGCGCCTGACAACACATTTGCACGGACGTTTGTACCGTCAGCAATGAACAGACCACCAGTGTTGTTAGCAACGACAACGCTCCAAGAAGCATTGCTAATGTTGCCAGACTGGTTGGTGTTCAGTTCAATGGTGACGTTTGCAGTCGGTGCAATGTAGTAAGTACCGGCTGGCAGAACTACCGTAGCGTTACCGGCAGACTGCGCTTGAAAGTAAGCCGACGCAGCGTTAGTGGCTGCGCCTGCTACTAGAATTTTATTTAAACCAAGTGCCATGACTATTTCTCCTTTACAGTGTCAGAGAGTTGTAGCCCGTGACCTTGGTCATCGACTTAGGCTTCGTATTGACCAATTCAGCAATCGTCAGCACTGCGCCAACGTAGCCAATCTGCCAGTTCGGAAGGGTCGATTCAAAGCCCGTGAACACAAACGAACCCTGCTCATGTATGTAGAGCGACAGGTAGTTGCTGTTCAGGAAGTAAACAGTACCTTCAGGGCAATAAGGATCAGGATAAATTGGCACACCAGCAACCATCAGCGCACGGAATGCGGCTTGAGGGCCATTAGCGTCACCATCGAAACCGTTACCTGGGGTGATCATGTATTGCTCTTGACCAACAAAGTCTTGAGCCAACAGAGTCCAAGTACCGAAACCGCAAACACCAAACGATGGCACTTCAGCACCGTTCTTCACGGTTCCGCTGATGTACTGGAGGATGTTTTGACGGGTTGGGTTAACCGAACCAGCGGCATACTGCTTCGACTGCCACCAAGTGTAGGTTGAACGGTTGATGTTGCCGTATGTACCGGAATCAGACACAGCAGCAGGCAGACCAATAAATTGCTGCGTATTGCTGGTGTTGGTGTACAGTGCGGTAGCCATCGCATCCATCATGACGTTGGTCGCGTCGTTCATACGCGCTTCGATCAGAGGAATGATAGCTGCGTCTTGCTGAACTGCACCTTCCATACCGAGGAACGGTACTGGAGCAATCATCAGCTTCAGGTTAAATTCAGCGTTGTAAGCACCCTGCTGAACAGACGGTTGAGCGAACGAGCCGCTGTAGTCTGACCACTGAGCGTTTACAAACTGAGAACCCTGGACGGGAACGGTTACAGAAGAAACACCACCGGAAGCCTGTTGCGAGTTAGCAATCAGAGCCGCCATCAGCGGTGTTGAGTTATAGAGTTGTACGACCAGCTTCGGGATAAACGCTCTACGGGTAACGTAAGTTAGTTCCGTAAATTGCGTACTACCCGTTGCCGGAAGAATACCGCCACCAATAGGCATAGTTTATCTCCGAGTCAAGAATCCCCTTGTTTACAGGCCAATGGGTCGCGGGTTTTTCCGCAACTCATTGAGTGCTTTTGCTGCTTCATCCCGTGCGCCAGCAACAGGGTTTCTCCAGTACTTCGAAAGATCAAACTTGTTAATAGCTGACGGGTTATAACCAGTTGGCGTAGGTGCGGCAGACTGCTGCATCCAACGCCAATATTCTGCTCCTGCTTCGTGGTTAGTAATGCCTTTTTCCAGCATGACTTTCTCCACTTCTTCAATTTGTTCGTCCGTGTCAATCAGACCTTTAGCCTTCAACTTGTTACGACGTGAGTTGAGTTCATCCATAGCATCGCGCTCACGCAACTTTGCTTCCAACTGAGCCACACGATCATTTGCCTTATCGACAGCATTACGGGTGTAGTCTTCAATTTCCAATTCTGGAATCGGCATTTCCGGCTTAACTTTCTTCACTTGGCGAAGGAAGTCTTTGCGCGTTTCAGGATTCTCAGAAAGTTGTTTTGCAAGCAAAGCCAGTTCGTCACGGGCTTCTGGTGTTAGGTCTTCTAATGACATGACTATCCCCTTAATAAATTAGATAACGCGCTTACCGTCACCAGGCTTCTGAACTTGCATCTTGTTCTTGCTGCCTGCTGCGCTAGCGTTCTTCAGACCGCCAAACTCCGAAAAACGTGGAGTAT